TGCTGCCGAACATATGGAAAAGAGCAGACCGTAAACGGCGCTCGCTGTATTGCTCACGGCTTGCCAGAATGTCATGACGAGACGATGAGATTGGTAAAAGGTCAGTCCATGCGCGAGCCGGGAGGCGGGGCATGACCTACCATCTCGCCACTAAGGGGAAAAGTTATCGAGATCGTGTCGCATGGTGGAGGGCGCATCCCTGCCCGCGTGGTGAAAATGAAGGGGTACCGGGCCGGTTCATGTGTGAATGCGGACCGGATGAAAGGCGGCGGGACGCACTCAATGATGAGGAAGTGGGGGAGTGGTATCATCAAGCAAGTTACTATGGCGGTCTCAGGCCACTTTGCACACTGATGATTGGGAATTATAATTCAAGGAGAAGAGATGAATAACAACTCTTTTTGTAGCAATTGTCTTTTCTGGAAGCCGCCCGATGCAGGACAACCAAATCCCATGGGGCAGTGTCGTCGCTATTCACCGAAGGCTTTCATGGTGATGGCACAAGCCCCGGGCTCAGGAAGGATAGCCGCGCCCGGTCCGATGCAGACTCAGCAGATACAGCCTATATTTCTTTCAGCGTGGTCCCCAGTGCCCCCCGATGGATGGTGTGGCCAGCACGAGGCTGTGGATTTGTGCGAGAAGCGTCGCAGCCTTCCAGCCGGGTAGATAGGTATGGCCAACAAGCCCCAGCCCGGTCAAGCTATAGGTAAAAGGGACTCTAAGACCTTAAAACGTAACCGCCATATAGATATGGAGCTCCCAGACCGTGCGAAGGAAGCCAAGAATGAAGACCGGGTGGCTGCTGAGATTGCGGCAAAAGGAAATATGCATCCAGGCCGGGGTGGTTATCCAGAGGAGATCAAGCAGACCATTATTGAGCTTCGGCGTGATGGTCTGAATGCCTCCAAAATCTGCCAGATTGAAGGTATGCCGGAAAGACATACGATTTACGTTTGGAGAGATACTGATCCTGATTTCAAGGAACTATGGTACAACTCCTACAACGACGGCGTGCGTGAAAAGGCAGAGGATACTTTGATCCTTGCTGATGACATGCTGAAGGTCAAGGGTCTAGTAAAGCAGCACAGAGTTAATGCAATAGACAAGGTGGTCGGGAGAAGGCTTCAGATAGCCCGGGCCAGACTCAAAGAGTGGGGCCGTCAGGATGAGGAGGAGACTGAAGTCATCGTCATTGAGGTAGGTTCCGAGGGCTGGGATTCCGATCCTGCGACGGCAACCGTGGACGATCCGCACGGCCAGGGGCCGGAAGCGGCGGCAGCGCAGGAGCGATGGAAGAAGATTCGAGATGGAGCGGAGGATGTGTGAGCTCTATATAGGCCATCTGTTGCGCATCGGTTGTAGTGGGCATTGGCGTAGGTGGGTGCTTGTCGAAGTTCACGGTTTAGTCTGTTGTGTGAGTCTTAACTGAGGCGACCGGCTTTTTGCAAGTAATAACCTACAAGCCCGCTTCTCCTACCGTCGCAGCTTTCCATCGGTGTGACGCCCCTCGATCTGCGCTTATCGGTGCCATGGGGACAGCTAAGACTACTACAGCTCTCTGGCAGATAGGGTTCAACCTTCCCAGCCGTATCTACAACCTGTATGGGATAACGCACACCAAATGGTTTGTCGTCCGCAAGACATACGGCGAGTTGATGGATACAGACTTCGAGACTGCTGTGTCTTGGTTCATCAAGCACGACTGGCACTATACCAACAAGACGCTCACTCTCCACTGGCCCGCCCGTGAGCATTGCAAGTCACCGCTTGTTGTAGAGCTGCTGTTCCGTGCCTGCAACACACCTGACGCGGAAGAGAAGTTCAGGTCGTTTGAGGTTACCGGTGCGTGGATTGACGAGGCAATAGAGATTCATGTCCATGTTAAAAACATTATCAAGGCGCGTATCGGTCGGTTTCCCAAGCGCAAGGATTCACCGTGCGACTACGTGCCTGCCTACATGATCGAGACATCAAACCCGTGTACGATAGACCATCATATATACTACAACTACCTTTGGATGGGTCCGAAGATTCTGCAAGAGCCGCAACGGGACGAGCAGGGCAATCCTATTTGGCAGACAGGGAGATACGATACTCGTGTATTGGTTCCCAAGCGGCCGCCGGGGCCAGTACCTGCGAAGGCACCGCTGAAGCGTTACGTTGGATTCTGGCAGGAACGCGGCGAGAACAAAGAGAACCTGCGAGAAGGTTACTGGACTGACATAGAGGCAGACTATCCAGAGTCGCCCGAGATGGTGCGAATGATGGTCAAGGGGGAACCTGGCAAGAAGCCGGAGGGTAAAGGAGTGTATCGAAACTTCGAGATGAAAGATCACATGAGCGAGACGCCGCTTATGTGGATGAAGGTATTGGATTCGGCCACGGGGTTGATACATGGTGCGCCGCTTTATGCGGGATGGGATAATTCGGGCAACTTCCCTGCGTGCGTGGTAGGCCAAGTAGTAGGGTCGATGTCACTGCAAGTACTCAGGGAATACCACGACGCGCGGATGAACATCATTGACTTTACCCGGGCTGTGATGAGCAGTCTTGAACAGGCATATCCCGGGAATGTCTGCACGCACTACTGCGACCCCGCAGGGTTCAATCAGTTCAGCTCTGGTAAAGGTGGATTCACTAGCAACGCGACATTGCAGAAAGAAATGTGCGGTGTGACCATGATAGCGTCCCGGCAGGAGCTTGACCTTAGAATCAACTCAGTGGACGAGATGCTCTTGCGCCGCCACGGCATACTGATTGACCCGTCGTGTATCATGCTCATCAATGGGTTTCAAGGTGGATATGTGTACGAGGAAAACCCGAGGATGGGTATTGACGTGTTCAAGGTGAAGCCGAAAGAGAACAACTTCGAACACTTGCACGATGCGTTACAATACCTTGTGGTTTCGCTGTTCTACCCGGCCATGGTGAAAGAGGTTAGACAAACAGTGGAGAGTAGGAAGATAATAGACCCATGGGCGCCGTTGCAGCAGGCGTACAGCGGAGGGAACGAGGCGGTGGTGAGCATAGATTCGAGGTTTGGGAGGTAACGTGGCAACAGCTATCCAGATGTGGAAGTGCAACGACGGATTTCTTGCCTACTCTGAGGCCGAGGCGCTTGCCTACGAGGTCAAGGTAGCAATCGAGATGCTTTCCAAGACCTACGCGGGGAAGATCAAGATAAACCAGTTCGGGCAGGTGGACGTGGAGTCTGCGCAGAACATCACGCGAGAGATCGTTGAGGATCTTATCAAACGTTCTGAAGCCGTGCGGGTTTCGATTGAGGCTTTGCACACCTTTGGCTAATCTGATCCACTCTCGCGACAAGCCTGACCCGGGCTTCAATCCATCAAGCAAGGAGCTGTGTTATAAGTGCATGGAACGTGGGACGCGGTTTGTGTTCATCGACGGTCGGAGACGGTATGCTTGCTTTGAACACTTCCACGAGTGGGAGCGGGCGTGTTTACACAATCAGCGAGACCGCGATAAAATTCTTGGAGGTGATATATGAACTGTCTGAAGTGCGGGGGCCCTGTCACGGTGAATCTCACCGCTGATCCGTACACCCCGTTCAAGGGGTATGGAGTCTGCACGAATCCCAAGTGCGGCGGGGTGGTAGTCGTCAAGGACGGTACGACGGTGAGGGTGAACTGATGCCTGAGACTTTACAGTCGATCATGGGCTCAGTGCAACCGCAGGCCAAGAAAAAGCTGCGGAAAGTGGGCGACCATTACGAAGATGAGCAGGGCAACAAGTTTAGCGATGAGGCGGGCACGCAACCAGTTCAAGATAAAACCGCTGCAAGCGCAATGGACGTGAAGGCAGAAGCGCCAATAGCTTCCGCGATGGATAGCGCGACCACGGGTACCGATGAGTACAAGGCCGTGCGGGACGCTTATACCTCGGGGGACTACCAAAAGGCATACGACCTGTCAGCGGGGAAGATGAAAGATCCGAAGTACTCGGGCGACCCAAACTGGAAACAACTTTTCAAGCGCATCCAAGTCGCGCTCAATCTGGGGTAAGGCATGTCGTCTGTCGCCTATGCAACCAGGGCACCTGAAACCTCGACGCATGATGCGGAAGCTACTCCCTTTCAGCAGCCCTACGTCGAACAGTCGCGCGATGATGCGAAACTTGCGGAGAAGATAGTCAAACGTCAGGGCCAGCTCGAAGATGAGCGGTCTCTGATCGATGCCTTTTGGAACCTCGTGGATGAAATAATCACCCCACGGCGGGCGGTGTGGGATCTTGGGTCACGCCGGGGGATGATGCCGGGTGAGAAGCTGGGAGCCGAAGTTTACGACCAGACTTGTTCCAGCGCGGGGCAGGACTTCGCGGATGGATTACAAGGGCAAACGGCAAGCGCGGGGCTTGTGTGGTGGGCTATCCACTTTCAGAACAAACTGGCCCAGAAGGACTACATGGCCCGGCAGTGGATTGATGAAGTCCAGGAGCTCGCCGCTATCGAGATGGCAAACAGCAACTTCTATAGCCAGTACAACGAGGCTTGCCAGGACGGAGTATTCTTCGGAATCGCAACGATGGCCAAGCCTATTTGGCTCCCCTTTTCTCATAAGCTTTCCTATCAGGCGCACCACAACAGGGAGATATTCGTCGCCCGGGATGACAATGGAGAAATCAACCTCTGGCATAGAAAGTTCCCCATGCAGAACCGCCAGATTGATGAAAAGTTCGGTCTTGAGCGGCTTGACTACAAACTGCGCCAGGAGATCGAGAAAAATCCTTTCCAGCGCAGGATGGTCATCCATTCTCTGTACCTCAATACTGAGAGAGATACGCGCAAGTGGACGAGCGAGAACAAGCGTGTCGCTTCGGTATATGTGCTGGAAAATGAAAAACTCATTTTGCGCAAGAGTGGCTTTGACGATTGGCCGCTTTCCACGTGGTGCTTCCGCCGAAACTCCCAGGAAGATTACGGGCGTGGCCCGGCGATGGACAGCATCTTCGAGGCAGCATCGGTAAACTCGGCGGTTCATTACCTGATGGACGCCGCGCAGTTGGCAGTAATGAAGCCTCTTGTTGCGCAGGAATCACTGAAGAACAAGATCAAAATAAGTCCGTGGGGAATCACATGGTTGCAAGCAGGAGAGCCAGCACCTACAGAACTATTTCACGGTGCGGGGAAAGAGTACCCCATCGGCGTGGACCAAGTGATGAAGATGCGAGAGGAGCTGCGGGAGAAGTTTAAGGCGAAGACATTCCAACTTTTGAGCTACCTTACCCAGATGACTTCCCGGATGAACCAGATGCAGATCGCGGAGATCCAGGGTGAAAAGGCAGCAGCGCTCATCCCGATAGTAGGGCCTGGGCAGTCAGAGCTTTTGATCCCCATGATCCGTTCTACGCTTCAAGTGCTTTTCGCAAACGGTAGACTACCCCCTCCGCCGCCGTCAATCCTTGCGTATGACCCCAGCACGTACTTCGAGTTCTTGGGGCCGATTGCTGTGGCCATCAAACGCTACTTGCAGATGCAGGGAATTAATCCTTTCCTTTTGAGACTCATCGGGGATAGACCGCTTATTGACGTGTGGCCTGAGCTTAAGGACAAGATGAAGGCAGATGAATTGTATGACTACCTCTTCGAAGCGGACGGCGCGCCTTCAAAAATCGACCAAGACCCCGATACGCTCATCAAGATCCGTCAAGCCAAGCTACAGCAGATTCAGCAGGAACAGAGGATGCAGCAACTTGAGAGACTTGCGGGTGGGTACAAACAAGTTCAAGGCGCTCCTGAACCTGGAAGTCCCGGTGAGAAACTAATGGGTGGTCAGGGAGGCCAGCAGTGAGATACCTCTTCCATGGGTACATGGTGGAAGCCAAGAAGCTCACTGTCCGCGATAAGGAAGGCGTTGATTGGGACTGCGACACTGGGAGCATCGACGGCGCATTTTATATTCGAACGACGGTGGGCCGTGAGAACTTTGTGCCCGGTGATTATCTGGTTTCTACTCTCGATGGTGCATCCGTTCGTATAAGACCAGCTAAAGATTTTCTTCCATTCGCACAGGAGGTGCTAAGTGAACCCGTTCAAGAAGCCGGTAGAATCAATGGGACCGGAGTTGGTGTCAACGTTTCTGGGCAGGGCATCTCCGGAGATAGCGATGCAGGCGTTCGGGTACCTGATGGCAAAGCTGAAACTCTGGGGGAAGCTGGAAAGCTCAGGAGACGTAGAACGGCACAACGCAGCGATGGAAATACTCGCAGAGATGCGCGCAGCTCCGTCTCTCGGGCTAAAGAATCTCGAAAAGCTAACATTCGTCATCGAATACGCAAGGGAAGGTGAGGTGTAGAATGAGACTTGACTTGTATGCTATCTTTAGGAGAAGGAAATAACAATGGCTGATGCAATGGCATTACCTGTTTCAGAAGTAGCTCCTGCCAGCGTTGCTGCGCAGCCGGGCTCGGCAGAACCATCCAAGGCGTCGCTCCCCGGATACACGGGCCAGTTTGAGAAGGAAGCGATGGCGGACCTCCAATCGAGGATATCTAAGGACTCGAAGTTTGTTGAAAAACTTCCCAAGGGCCTCTCGGATATGTATCGAGAGTGGGCCACGTCATCTGACCTCAAGGACCGAGTTACGGTACCCGACAAGAACGCACCGAGGGAAGCATGGGACCGATTCTACAAAGCAATCGGCCGACCAGACAGACCAGACGGATATGCTTTCAACAAACCTTCGAATTTACCCAACGGATTGCCTTACGACCCGAGTCTGGAAGCATGGTTCCGTCAGAAGATGTGGGATGCTGGTGTTTCGAACGATACGGCGAAAGCCATATTCGAGGACTGGAACAATACTCAGGCACAGAGATTCACGGCCGCGACAGCCGCACGGCAGAAAGCCGACGAGGCTTCCCGCGCCGCCGCAGCGAAAGCCGCGGTGGAGACGTTGACCGCCGAGTACAAGGATGAACTGCCCAAGATGATGCAACTGCGGGATGCCGCAATCGCACGCTTTGGCGGGCAGGAGCTTGTCGATGCTTTCAAACAGGCACGGCTGCCTAACGGACTCACCTTCGACAACGACCCGAGAGTCAACAAAATGTTGATAGAGGTCGGGAAGAGGATGGACGTTGACAGCATCGTGACCGGCGCGGGCGGGAGTGGGAATGGGGCACAGGTAAGACCCAACATGCCTAAGACCCCTCACGGCTATGCGCTCACTTTCCCCGACATGGAGAAGGACCCAAGGCTCAGAGTGAAGGCAGAATAATCCGCTGGGGGGAGTACCCCTATGGCTTCGGGATTTGGCACCCAGTACACAATGCTGGAAGTGGCCAAAAGTATCGGAGCTGACGGAAGACAACTGGCTGTCGTAGACACAATCTCCTTTGAAACTCCCATGCTGGAAGAGGGAGCATGGTTTGAAAGCGATGACTTCAACAGTCACCACTTCAACCAGGTTCTTTCCAAGCCGCATGGAACCGATGTTCAGGTGAACCTTGGATACAACTGGGAGAATCCTGTCTTGAAGCCCGTGACGATCACCCTTCAGGGTGTCGCCGTCAACACCAAGATAGACGTGGAGATACTTGCGACCAAGCGCGACCCGCAGGCGTGGCGCGCAGCGCAGGAAATGCTCACCGTCTCAGGAATCAAGAACACGGTCCACGACCGGTCTCTGTATGGGAACAGCTCTATGTTCCCCCGGCAGATCGACGGATTGTGGACGCAATTCCCTCTCCTCGCATCGGGCGGGCAGATGGGGCCAAGCGTTACCGACAACGGCGGACGTATCTCGGGAGTGAACACCGGGCAGTCCTCGACGTACAGCATGAAGTGGGGACCCGGGGCCTGCTACTTCGTCTATCCGCGCGGAGGCC